GATAGGGATTACAGACCTAAACGAAATGAGGAAACTATGAAAAAGCTACTTTTAATTTTGACAATTTTACTATTTACAGTTCCGGCTTTCAGCGCTGATGTCAAGCTGGCTTGGGATACGAACACGGAGACAGACGTTCAGTATCGAGTCTATGCGGCCCGATACGCTCAAGACTACGATTATACAACTCAACTTTACGATGGTGCGGCCACATCTTGTACTGTAACTATTGATGCCAGTGCTGAATATAAGTTTGTAGTGAGGGCTTATATAATAGGAGCATCTGATAAAATTTACGAGTCAGGCAACTCAAACCAGGTTGTACATGCTGTGGTTATCTGGACAAACCCTAATTTGCGTGTGCAATGATTGGAGAATAAAAATGCCCTGGAGAGACCCTGAGAGATGGTTTACAATCCCGATTATAGGTGGGATGCTGGCAATATTCTGGCGAGGAATCTCAATAAAGTCTGAAAAGATTGATGAGTCGTTAACCGGATATGTTACAGAAAAGGATTGCGGAATGAAGCAAGAAAACATGACGCTCCGGCTTGAAAAAACAATTAAGACGGAAATAACAATGCTCAAGGATGAAACGTTTGAGCATATGCAAGCTATTGAGAAGGCTGTTCAGGGGCTTAAAAAATGATTTCAATTAAAGATAGGTCGGTATTATGGGCACTCCTTGCACATAAGTATGAGTTAAAATTAAGCCGTATTATGATGTGGCTGGATAGTCTTTATCCGGATAGGATTGTAATTACTTGTGGCAAGCGACCAGGTGACAAAGGGGTTCACGGTACAGATCCATGCAGGGGAATAGACATTCGTTCATGGGTGTTTAACTCACCTCAAAGAATTGTAGATCACATAAATAAAACTTGGGTATATGACCCTATGCGACCAGAGAAAAAGTGTGCAATTCTACACGATGCTGGATCAGGGCCACATATTCATATACAGTCTCATCCTAACACGACCAAGCGGGATGAACTGGACAGGGGGTTTGAGAATGGATGATAAACAATCTGTAATATTGGCGGTCACAGTGATAGCTATTGTCTATATGTGGGTACAACCAGTAAATACAACATTATTAGTAGCAATCGCTTCTGGGTTATTTGGTCTTGCCGTTGGGAAGGTGTCGAAATGATAGGTAAATATCTACTCAATATCTTAATTAGTATAGATCAGCTTGGAAATGTTTTTGTTGGTGGTGATCCTGACGAGACAATTTCGTCCCGACTTGGCAAATTGAAAGTAAAGTATGGTGGTAGGATACCGTGGAGACGGCCTGTAGCAAAGCTTATTGATATAGGCTTGGATAAGATAGACCCTGGACATAGTAAGGATGCTATAGAAGAAGATGAAGGCAAAGATGCTATCTTTGATAAATAAACTATGCAAATAGAAACTGATATAAATCCTGCGGTTATAAAGAAACTTTCTGAGTGGAAGAGAAGTCCTCTTCTGTTTGTAAACGACTGCATAACAGCTACACCGAGTAAGCAACAAATTGAACTTTTGCAAGTTGTTGGGAACAATAAAAGAACAACAGTGCGCTCAGGGCACGGTTGTCATGCAGCTGGGACTATTGTGCATTTATACCCTTACGGCTTTAAAATGGTTGAGGATATTGAAGTTGGTGATTATTTGATGGGAGATGATAATACACCAAGAGAAGTTTTAGATCTTGTTCGTGGTAAAGAACAAATGTATAGAATAAAATATTACGATAAAACTTATTATGATGTAAATGAAAATCATGTTTTATCTATTGTATGTACTGGAAGTAAATGTGAATTTAATTCTGGGGATAGGCTAGATATTTCTGTAAAAGAGTATTTAGCTATGATAAAAGAACGAGTTTCGCTTGGTAAAAGGTTTGGGGGTTATAAAGTTTCTATTGATTATCCAGAGATTCCTGTTGTAATTCCACCTTATATTTTAGGTTTATGGTTAGGAGATGGTACACATAATAAAGCTCAGTTAGTAAATATAGATAGAGAAGTTATTGGTGTTTGGCAGATATACGCAGAGAAAAACGGTTTGTTGTTAAGTACTATGGTAGATGGTAAAACACATAATTTAATTCAGTCAGATGTGACTAAAAAGCTTGGTATAGGAAACGTTTTTGAAAAAGGTTTAGAATATTATAACCTTATAAGAAATAAACATATACCAAAAGAGTATCTTTTTAATTCAAAAAAAGTAAGGCTTTTATTACTTGCAGGGTTGTTAGATACAGACGGGTATGCAATTACTAAGTCTGGTTTAATGTTTGAGATTACACAGAAAAGAAAAAGTATAGCAGAAGATATTGTATTTTTATGTCAATCAGTTGGTATGCATGCTACTATAAAAGAAGTAAATAAATCTTGGTTATATAAAGGAATAAAAAAGACTGGTATATACTATATGGTACTTATATCAAGAAATACTGAGTTAGTACCAACACGAATAAAAAGAAAGCAATATAATTATTCTGTGAATAAACAAAGAGGAAATTTATATTTTGGCTTTAAAGTAGAAAAGCTTGCTGTAGATAATTATTATGGTTTTGTGGTTGATAAGAATAGACGATATGTTCTTGGAGATTTTACTGTTACTCATAATTGCGGCAAAGACGCCAGTGCTTCATGGCTGGCACTCTGGTTTTTAGTTACTAGACCTTATGCAGAAGTGATAGTAACTGCACCTACAAACAGGCAGTTGAGAGACATTTTTCTTGCGGAGATTTCTAAGTGGCTTCGACAGTCTCCTGTTGCTGATGAGTTTATAGTCCGGAAAGATTCTATTCAACATAAAGAAGCACCGAAAGAGTGGTGGTTGAGATTGATTTCTCCCTCAATTCGAGCAACTAAAGAAGAACAAGCTGAAACTTTGGCTGGTTTGCATGATGATCACTTGTTTATAATTTGTGATGAGGCGTCGGGAATTCCTGACCCAACGTTTATTCCTCTGGAAGGTGCAATGACACAACCAGATAATAAAGTTCTTTTAATTGGGAATATGACTAAGAATTTTGGGTACTTTTATGATACACATTTTCATGTGGGAGTTAAAGATAATTGGGCTAAGTTGCACTGGGACTCAAGAGAATCTTCTAATGTAGATCCATCAATGCCTAAGTATTTTGCAACTAAATACGGAATAGACTCAAATGTTTTCAAGATCAGAGTAGAAGGAAATCCTCCACTGCAAGATGAGGATACTTTGATTCCGCTGTGGACAGCTCAGCAGTGTATTGGAAACGAGTTTGAGGTAGCAGAGGACGAGCCGCTTTACCTTGGTGTAGATGTTGCAAGATATGGGGATGATGTAAGTATTATTCTTCCTAGAAAAGGATTGAAAATTTATCCTTGGGAAACCTTTAGAAAGCTGAATACGATAGATCTTGGTGGATTTGTGAATCAAACTTATCAAGAAATGGATGCTTATGGAATTGGGATAGACTCGATCGGCGTTGGAGCTGGTGTTGCTGATTGGCTTGAAAAACGAAACGTAGATAATTTGTATCAAGTAAATGTAACAATGGCTTCGAGTAATATTGAAAAGTATCATAAGCTTAGAGATGAACTTTGGTGTAAGGTTAGAGATAATTGTCTTTTAGGTAAGTACTCTTTTCCCGATGTTAAAGTACATGGGGAGCAAGAAACACTTGGACAGCAATTAGCAAGTGAGCTTGCAACAGTCAGGTATGCGTTTAACTCTCATGGTGGAGTTGTTGTAGAGTCTAAAAAGGATTTAAAGGCTAGAGGAATTCCAAGTCCTAATATAGCTGATGCACTTTGTCTTACAGAATATTTTTCAAATGAGAGTACTAGAGTGTTTTCAAAGGATAAGGTAAATTACTACGATGTTGGACGTTATGCTAATTACTCGCATGATGCAACGTCTTGGATGGGACTTTAAGGAGTAATTATGAAAGAAATTATAACAACTAATGACGGAATAGTTTTAGTAGATGATGAAAATTTTAGGCTATAATGAAAACAAAGAAGAACTTTCTGTGAAATCTAGTAGTGGCAATACTTGGCGCTATTCTAATATTAGTAAAGTTGAGTATGAAAAGGTTTTGTCTGCAGAATCGCAGGAAAAAGCTATAAAAAGTTTACTTAATAAAACGATTACTGTTGGTGTAAATAAAAAGGCTAAAATATGACTCCGGATGCTGAAAGTAAAATACTTAAAGAGGTTCAAGATAGGTTGGCTAAAGCTAAAGATTATGATGGTGAGAATAGGCAACTTGCTTTAGATGATCTTGAATTTGTAGGGAATGAAAATTCTCAATGGCCAGAAAAGATTAAAAATCTGCGTCTTGCAGATGATAGGCCTTGTTTAACTATAAACAAAATGCCGGCTTTTATTGACCAAGTTGTCGGAGATCAGAGGATGAACAGGCCGGCTATTAAGGTTGTACCTGTAGACTCCTATGGTGATATAGAAGTTGCTCGGATACTTGGCGGCTGGATTAAGCATGTACAGCAAATTTCTAAATCTGACATAGCAATAGATCATGGATTTGAGCACGCAGTTACTTGTGGCTACGGGGCGCTGAGAGTTGTTACTAAGTATGTAACTGATACCTCGTTTGATCAAGATGCTTATGTAGAAAAAGTAGATAATGCACTTGCGATTTTCTGGGGTGAACATACTGAATATGATTGTTCAGATGCTAGGTATTGTATTATAATAACTGACATGAACAGAGATGAGTATGAAACTAAGTATAAAGAAGTACCCGCAGAATTTAATACTGCCAGCAGTCAATATGTTGAAGGCTGGAGCACAAAAGATACTGTTAGACTTGCAGAGTATTTTGTAAAAGAGCCAGTGGAGAAGACGCTTTATCTGCTTGATGATGGTAGGACTGTGTATAAGTTAGAAGAAGACGATGTTAAAGTTAAAGAAAGAAAAACTGATGCTTTCAAAATTATGTGGTATTTAGTTTCTGGGGATAAAGTACTGGAACATAAAGAGTGGGTAGGAAAGAAATATATTCCTGTAATTCCTATTTGGGGTAAGGAAATAAATATCGGAGGAAAAAGACATATCCGTGGGCTGATAAGAAATGCTAAGGATTCTCAGCGGATGTATAATTATTGGAATTCTGTGGACACTGAGGTTGTTACACTACAGCCTAGAGTACCGTTTTTGGTTACTCCGAAGCAGATTTCAGGGCATGAGACTCAGTGGAATGAAGCACATAGAAAGAATTATCCTTATCTTTTGGTTAATTTTGATGAAAAAGCTCCAGGGTGGCCAAAGCGAGAACAGCCTCCAGTAGCTTCCAGTGCAATGGTTGAAAGAATTCAGGCTACTGACCAAGAGATGCGAGATACTATAGGATTGCAAAAAGCTGCGTTGGGAATGCAGAGTAATGAGAGATCTGGAAAAGCTATTATTGAGCGAAAGAAAGAAGGTGATGTTGGAACATTTGCTTTTATAGATAATCTTTCCAGGTCAATTGAGCAACTTGGTAGGGTTTTGGTTGATGTAGCACCAGGGATTCTGGATACTGAAAGAGTAATTCGTATGGGCCTGGAAGATGGGAATCAGGAATTTGAAACCATTAATCAAGAAGTAGAAGAAAATGGAACCAAGAAAATTTTAAACGATACATCTGTAGGAATATATGACGTAGTAGTTTCTGTTGGCCCGAGTTTTACTACACAACGTACAGAAGCTAGACAATCAATGGCAGAGTTTATTCAGTATTATCCAGATGCTGCTCCAATTATTGGTGATTTGTATGCAAAGGTTATGGACTGGCCAGGGGCGGAGGAAGTTTCTGAGCGGCTTGAGTATTTGCTACCTCCGGATATTAAGCAGGCAAAGGCTGAAAAAGAAGCCAAGCGTACTGGGAGTCCGCCTCCGCCTCCCGCTGCGCAGCCTCCGCCTCCTCCAGAAGAAGTTTTAAAGCTGGAAGAAGCAAAGATTAAGTTACAGGAAGGTCAGGTTAATCTTGAAGAGCAAAAAGTTAAATTAGAGCAGGAGAAGGTGAAATTAGCTCAGCTGCAGCAAGGTTTAGGGATAGATGTTGCTAAGTTTGAGTTAGATAAAAAGCTGAAAGAAGATAAAGCCGAAGAAGATAAAGTAGACAAAAAGGAGAGTAAAAATGGCTAAACGTAAATACTCTATGAAAAGAATGAGTAAGGAAGAAATGCGAACGTTTGCTAAGAAAAGAACAGAAGAAAGAAAACGGCGGAGAGCGATTAAAACTAAACGCAGAGCAGACAGACAAAACACAATTAAGAAAATGTTTGACGGAGATTCTAAGACAGTACAAGAAATGCTTAGGATTAGGTATTGAGATAGAAAGGTCAAATAATGACCATTTAACTTCGGGATTATCCCGCATCAAGTTGAGGAGACTTGCAAAGGAGGGTTGATTATGGGTATGTTAAAGACGATTGATGAAGTCAAAAATTTGGAAATTGAAGCTGGTGTAGTAGTGAATGGGATAGATAATCCGAACATGATGTCAGTGGATTCAACAGAACCAGTGGAAACCAAAGCAGATGAGTTAGTAAAGACAAAGGAGGAGGAAGAAAAAGAAGCTGAGAAAGAAGTTGTGGAGAAAAAAGAAGAGAAGAAAGTAGAACCTGAGAAGAAAGTAGAAGAAAATAAGGAAAAAGAGGAAAAAGAAAAGAAAGAAAAAGAGGAAGAAGATAAAAAGAAAAAAGACGAATCTGCTTCTAAACCAGGCCAAAAAGTTGAGCCTACGGACTCAAAAAACGTCCAAAAACGCATAGGCGCGCTGACAAAAAGACTTAGAACAGCAGAACGCGAAAGAGATTTTGCAGTAGATAAAAACCTCGAGTCGGAAGCTAAAGTAAAAGAGTTATCTTCTAAAGTCCCGGATAAAGAAAAGCCGCAAAAAACAGACTTTGAAGAAGAGGATGAGTACATTGAAGCCTTAACAGACTGGAAGATTGACAAAAAGTTTAAAGACTCGCAAGTGGCTGTAACTAAAGAAATTAAGGATAAGGGTGAAAAGCAAGGTGCGCTTGATATATACGATGGGCTTGATACTGTGATGGAAAGTGGTAGAGAAAAGTACAAAGACTTTAATGATGTTGTACTTAACGAAGACCTCATTATCAGTCCTGAGTTGACGAAGATTGTTTTAGACACAGATGTTGCAGAAGATATTATGTACTATCTTGCAAGTAATCCAGATGAGTCCGAAAGAATTTCTAAGTTAAGTACAATAAAAGCAGCCAAAGAAATTTGGGATATTGAAGGTGGTTTGTCAGAAAAACCAAAGGCTAAGGAAGAAGAAAAGAAAGTTAAAAAAGTAACAAAGGCTCCCGAGCCTATAACAACGGTGAAGACTGATGGGGTTATTGAAAAAGATCCTCTCAATATGAACCCGAAAGAATATAGGGCTTGGAGAGAATCGAAATCAAAATAAGGAGATAAAATATGGCTATATCAGCAAATGTTTCATTACTCAATCCAAGTATTATAGCAAAAGAAGCTTTAATGCAGTTAACAAATAATCTTGGAATGGCAGCTCATGTCTATCGAGCGTATAAGAATGAGTTCAGAAAAGTTGGTGAACAAATTACTATACGCAAACCTAATAAATTTAGGGTAACTAGTGGCCGAGAAAGAACTACTACAGAACTTGCAGAGCCTTCAACTACCCTGACTGTCAGTACTCAGTCGCATGTATCTTGGGCATTCTCGAGTGCTGAATTAACACAGGATATTGAACAATACAGCAAAAGGTATATTGCTCCTGGTGCTGCCGCATTGGCGAACTCTGTTGATGCCGATCTTTGTGATCTTTATAAAGATGTTTATAACTATGCTGGAACCCCAGGTGTAACGCCTGCAACGTTTAAAGTTCTTGGTGATGCTCAAACTGTTCTTGACGAGGAATCAGCTCCTCAGGATGTAAAGCGTATTGCAGTTCTGAATCCTGCCGCACATTGGACCTTGGCAGATGGTTTGAAAGGTACATTTGCTCGACCGGCTGTAGAAGCTATCCATACTAAAGGGTATCTTGGTACAGTTGCGAATCTGGAAATTTATATGGATCAGAATATTAAGAATCATACCACTGGCATTTTTACAGCTGGTGCAACTCCGCTTATCGGGCCTGCTGCGCCCACAACTGGAGCAACTACGTTTGCAACTGATGGTTGGGATGTAGCTAATAACACAGTAACAGATGGAGATATTTTTACTGTTGCAACTGTTAACCAGGTTAATAATATGTCTGGTGTAAGTACTGGTAATCTGCATCGTTGGGTTTGTACAGCAGCTACGCCGTCTGTAGGTAGTCTTATGGCTACTTTAGCTATTTCTCCGACCATTGTATTTGCTGGTGCAGACAATCTTGCTTATGACAACGTTGATGCGCTTCCAGTAGATAATGATGCAATGACTTTCGTTGGAACGGAATCTACTGCATATCCGCAAAACCTTGTCTTTCATCCTAATGCGTTTTGTCTGGTAACTCTGCCTCTTGAGATGCCTGCGAATGTCTGGGGTGCGCGTGAAACGGATCAGGTTGCTGGTATGTCTATCCGTATAGTGAAACAGTACGATATTGAATTTGACGACGAGATTTGTCGTATGGATATTCTTTATGGTCTGAAAACTTTATATCCTGAGTTGGCGTGTCGTTTATGGGGTTAAGTTGAATAAAGTGGGAGATAGGGTAGCACCCGAAAACTGGTACTTCCGCCAGCTTC